ATTAAAGGCTGCTAGTACTTGGTTTAATTCTGCATTAAGCGGTGCTGCGGAAATAACCTCACCACTAACTATTTGTGCTGCTGATTGTCTGGTATATCCTGCCATTATCTGTATCCTGCATCTTGATAAGTTATAGAAAACCCACTAATACTATAGGGAGATTGGGTTCCTGTTGATGTTATAACTAATGAGATCGCCCTACCCGATCCCTGAATATTTGATTCTAATACTGGACTAGAAGAACCGTCAAAGGTAAAAGTAGTATCATAAGTAGATCCTGTTGTCGTATATCTTGCTAATGCTCCTGCTGTTGTTAATGAGTATGTACTTGGATCTGGAACATTAGGATCATCCCAATCATAAGCTATACCTAAGTTAATTGTAGACGTTCCTTCTGGTCTGGTAAATAATGAAATATGCTGATATATTTTGCGTTTTTCGGTGGAGTCAAAGTATAAAAAAGGCGTTGCGTAAACAGAAACAACATCAGCAGTATTAAATGTACTTCCACTTTCCTGCTTAAATACTTCACCACTTGCGTCACCATGAAGAACATACTCAACATTATCTATTAATCCACTTGTTGCTACAAATGCTCTTATACCTAATAATTCTCCAAACTCCCAACCAATTCTTCTGTCTGCAAATCTAAGACCTCCTATTATTCCTGCTGTATCAGCAGCTGAAGTCGTTGTCTTAGGAAAGAAATAACGAAACTGTGATTTATTTCTAATAACAACCGAAGACATATTACTTAAATCGTGAGTACTAGGTAATGCTTGTAGTAATTGTTGTACTGGTTTAGATACCGTTTCAAGCTCTACGTCACCAATTCTAGCAGTACCCTGAATAGGACGAATACCATCTGAGGCTAGAAATAATACGTCACCACCTATTTCTATTATACTGTCTGTTGCAATACATCCAATATTATCTGTTACTTCTGCAAGAGCAAAATCTGACGCAGAAGAACCTGTTAATTTTTTTATTTTATCTTTACCAAATACATATAAAGCATCTCTAAACTTTGCAAGACCTGTTATATTAAAACCAACATTAATAGTTCCAGAACCACTAGCAGATCTAAATCTATTATCTGTATTTGGTTCACTATAAAGTAATTTATTTGGTCCTAATGCCGTTGTTGGAAATCCTGCATAAAACTGATGATTTTTAAAATCTGTACTAAAAGCAGCCCCTAAAGGACTAGCATCATCTCCTGTAGTATGGCTACTAAAAGTACTTCCAGAATACTTTGCTGGAGTATTAACCCCATCACAAATTATAACTGCTTCAGTACCTGTAAAGGAATTTAATGTATGCCTTATTTTTGGTATCTCTATAGAAGATCTAAAAGAATGTACTCTAGTCCAACCACTTGTATTGTATTTCCAAATTGTATAATACTGACTATACTTAGCAGTTACTGAACTGCCACCTCCTGTAGCACCGCTTGTTGCTGCAGAAGTAAAAGTAACTGTATAAGTATTAGCATCAGCTACAGTTACTATTTTCATTTCTACTGAGTTTGGAGTTATACCTCCTACAGCAGAACTACCTGAAAATGTAACATAGTTACCTACAGATAATCCATGAGCAGTATGTGTTACTGTTATTGTTGCACTTTCATCAGTAACAACAAAAGGGTCTGCACCTAAAGAATGAGTTTTAGCAGCAGATACATCAAAATACTTAAATGTTACTGAGCTACCTCCTCCGCTACCTGCACCACTAGCGTTAGACGTAAATGCAACTGTATAACTATTAGCATCAACAACAGAAGCAACTGTCATTTCTACATCGTTTGGCGTTATTCCGTTTACAGCAGATGAACCCGAAAAAATAACTCTGTCACTTACTGCTAATCCATGACTAGTATGAGCTACGGTTATAGTTGCACTGCCACTACTAGTAGTAAAAGGATTAGATCCTAAAGATCCAGTATAATCGCCATCATTGCGTCTACAGGCATATGGAGTACCATCAAGTATCCATAATCCCACAACTTCTCCAATACCCGAAACAGTCCCATAAGTAGAGTCATATGAAGTATATCCGCTAATTCTTCTATATCCACCAAATTGAGATATCTCCATATTTAACATACGAAGTGCAGCACCTGGATTAGATCCAGCAAGTGCTAATGCATCCTCGTTAGTAAATAACCCACCTCTGGAAAGTACTGTAACGTCTTTAAGAGCATCTGCCATTAGAACGAACCATGTGGAACTGCTAGTAGTCTCCCTACTCTCGTATCTCTAACGTCAGTAAATCTATTAATAAGAAGTGTACGCATACGCTCTACACCTTCTTCAAATTTTTGTTTTGTTATTGCTGCTTGTTGTGCATTATCTCTAAACATATAAGTATGGTACAATGCACCGTCTATAACAACGTGTTTAAACTGATCTGGTACTGACATTGTATCTGTAGCGTTTGTAAGATCACTTGCAAAAGCAAAATAATTGTAGTTTACAGTGTAAGCCTTATCTGGAATAGGAGAGAATCCTGCTTTATTAGAAAGTGTTCTATAAATGTATACAGGAGTTGCATAATCAGATGAAGTTGCGTTTCCATCCCTTTCATAAAATCTAGATATAAATGTGTCATAGTTTATTAGTCGCAATAGTTTTGCATCAGCACTTATGCTATCGTCTTTAGCAATACGAAAACTATCCCAATCTGCTATTTTAAAATCAGTAGCCAAAGTATACTCAGCCGTACCTGATGCTAAAGTTAAAGAAGCAGATGTATAATTAAAAGGAAATTCAAATTCTTTTTGAGATATTTCTTGTAATGATGCATTAACTGAATCTTTTACTTGAGATCGAAATCCTGATACTGTAGGAAAATCAGTCGATGTTATTTCAACTTCATTTAATCTACGCAATGTATCATTAACTAGTGTAAGAAAAGTTGTTGCCATGTCATATCCAAAAGTAAGATAAAGGGGTAGCCCAAACTAATGAACTACCCCAAAACCTATTAAGCTAGGGCATCCCTAGCAGCAGCTGCAGGTTCTGCACCCTGTTCATTGCAATCAATGACAGTAGCATAAACCCTAATTCTGCCAGTAGTAGGTGCTGCACCAGCAAGTTTAACATCAATCGTATCAGTTGTTGAAACAAATTGTGTATACGTTGAAGCAGCCGAACCAACAACTGTGTTAGTTTGACCGTTAGAACCTGCTGCACAGAAACCTGTTGACGTTACGTCTGCACCATCAACGATGTCATCACCTGCTGCAAAGTCGATATCAGCAGTTACAGAAGAGTTGAATGCTTTCATAACTTCTGCTCCAGCGTTGAGTACAAGTACTCCTGCTGGAACTTCTAGAAGCTGAAAGATGTCTCCATCTGCACCTGAGTATCCTTTTGCAACCATGTCATCAATGTCAAGAGTAGCCTCAACATTATACATAACGTGACTGTCACCTTTTGATGGTAACTTTGCAACGGTATCTGCTCCAACACCTGTGGTATCGGCATCAGTCATATCATAAGTAGCCATGATTTATCCTCCTTAACCAGCGATGTTGTAGTGGGCGCGAACAAGAGCTTCAGGACGAAGAATCTTGCGACCATACAAATGCATACCACGAACAATGTCAGCAAAGCTGTCGTTGTCACGGTAAGATTCTACTTTCTCGATTTGAGAAGCTGTTGCACAAGCAGAATCGTGTCCTGCAAGAACAACACCATAGTGCGATGCCGAACCATTGGTGTCAATCGTTGCTGGACCTGTTCCTATTGAAGGTAGGTTGTTAGACAGATATACTCTGAACCCACGAACCATGCCAGAGATGATACGACCATTACGAAGAATGTCCTTATCGCCTGAAGCAAAGTCATTATTCAATAGTTTAGAGTTTTCGTCGTTTAGCTGTTCAGCAAATACTGGATCAACGACAACCCAACGGTTATCCCTGTCAACATTTTGCTGGTCTAGCAAACGAGCCATACGGTTTAGAACTTCCAATGGAGTTGCTTCACCAGTAGATCCATCAGGATGAGTAGCGATGGAGTCTGTAGTAGCACCACCAGAAACAAAACTTGCTCTGGATATTAACATGGAAGCTAATAAACCATTTGCAGCAGCAGACACTGGATCAGTACCAGATTTATCAGCTGCAACTCTGGCTGTACCTGCAACAGTATTCAATGCAGATTGCTTAAACCCAGACATATAACCAAGAATTTCCATGTCAAACTGGTCTTTGAGGCGATAACCTGCACGATCAGTAGCCATAGATTCAAAGTTTACATGAGAATGCGCTTCCTCAATATCGTCAATTTTAAAAGCAAAATAGTTTGCTTTATCGACAACAAGAGTGAAGTCCTCATCGTCTAGATCCTGTGGAGTTACATTGGTTCCACGGGAGTACTCTTGAACCGTAATTTCAGGTTCTTTGATAATACGGACTGTATCACCAAAATTTGAGATTTCACCAAAGTAATCACTATTGGTAATATCCTCAATGATGCTAGTTTTACGGAAAGCCGACTGAACTTTTTTACTGTAGATTACAGGTGAAAAGTTACCGTTAGGTAGGTTTCCATAACCAGCAGCGGTTTTAAAAGCCATTAATTTTCTCCTATTGTGGCTAATATAAGTTCAGGGGCATTTATTGTTGGGTATCCTTACAGGGGCCAACGCCAAACGGTGTACCTTGTACTTATCGTGTTATTAAAAGAGTTTACTTAGTAGTCTTACAAAAAGAGGTAAGAAAACTCTAAGAAACATTTAAGTATATTATATCATATACAAAAATGCTTGTCAAGTAAAAAGTTATCTAGCAGCACCAGTTTCGTCATATTCAAAGTTTCCAGAGGCAATTGCTTCTTCTATTTCTTCGTGATGCTTATCCCACTGTTTACCTGATAACTTTCTAACTTTTGATTCAGACCATTTTGCTTTAGGGTCTTGATTCGGTTCTCTCGTTTTTCTACGAGTATTAACTGATCTAGCTGCTTCTTTTGGTGAAGATCTATCTACACTATCTCTTTCTCTTTCTAATTTAAATAGATCTATTGCTTTTGATGCAGCTTCATAATCATCTTCATTATCGTAAAGTGCCTGTTGTATCATTTTAGGCTGTCTTTCAGCCCATTCGTGAAAATTAGGGTCAGATCGTAATTCATCGTAGTCTGGATGACGTTTTCCTAATTCTGTTTCTGCTTCTTTACGATTAACTCTTTGTTCTTTTTCAGATAAATATGCTAACTTTTCTTCTATTTGTTTTGAATTTTCCCTTGCTTTCTTTGTAGCAATAGTTTCTACTACTTTAGCAACATCAGGATATTTATTAGCCCAATCATCTATTTCTTCATCTGTTTTAGGAAGTCTTACCTGTGTTTTTGTTAAATTTGAAATTTGCTCCCTAACTGTCATTAACTCTTTTCGATGTTCATCTTCTTTTTTTTGAAGATGTCTACGCAAATCTCCGTATCGTTTTTTAAATGTACGTTCTTCAGGATGATCAGGTTCTTTTTCAGCCTTTTCTGTTTCTTCTTCTCCTGCTCTAATTTTTTCTAGTTCTTCAATTTCCTGTTCATCTTCTTCTATTGAATTTTTACGATATTTCATCGTAGCTACTTTAGTTGGTCGTACTTCTGCTGTTGTTTCCATTGTTTTACTCCTTCTCTGGGGCTATTAGTGGCTCTACCTTATTGTAGAGGGTAACAGGTAGCCGATTAAAAAGTCTTTAATTATTATGTTTCGTCTATTTCAGCTAGTTGAGCATTTATTATATTACTTGCTAATGCTCTAGATACAGGTATACCGTCTTTATTTAAAGAACCTGCAAGTTTAACTGGTGTTTTATTTTTTCTGCTTTCTTTAGTAGCTTTTTGAAATCCAATACCGTAGTCATTCGGTATTACATCAAATGACCCATCTTCTTTTTCTTCAAAAAAATCAGTTATATCTAAATTAAACTGTTCACGATCTCCTTTTGCTTTATTTAAAGATCTCGCAAACAGTTCTACATCTCTTCTGTCAAAATCACCTATAGTATCAGCAGGTGTATATATAGTTCTTCCTTTGTCATCTTTAGGTTCTAAACCAGGTCGTGTTCTATCTCTTCTAGCTCTTTGCTCTATCGCACTTTGCGTAGTAGCATCAAGACTATAAAAATCATCACTTCCAAGTTCAGGATCAGTTTCTGCAATTATAGGTTTTCCAATTTGAGAAACGTCATCTTCAACTTCAGGAGTATCAGGACTCATTATTCCTCCTGCTATATCTCCTACCATATCTCCAGTAGGTTCTCCAGAAGGTTCTTCAGAAGGTTCTTCAGTAAGTTCTCCAGAAGTTTCAAATGCTTCTGGCATACTCATTAAACCATCCATACCTTTTCTGTCTTCATGTCTACCAAAAAGATCAAAATGCTGTTTAGCTACATCCTCATAAGTAACGTCATCACCACCTTGTATACGATTTTTAGCATCTAAAAATACATCTCTATTTTGACGCAAGTAATCTAAAGATGCATCACTTATCTCAGGATTTTCACCAAGTATCTGCTCTGCACGATATCCTCCTTCAGGACCATAAATATTTCCATGTCTTTCTCCTGTTTGTGAATTAAATAAGTCAGGCAGTCTTTCTCTAACTTCTTCCTGTGAAGCAATATTCGGTTCAGATGGAGCTTCTTCTGATACTATAGGAGCTTCTTCTTGTACTGGCATTCTGCTTTCTGCTTCCAAACGGCTTTGTTCATCTGCTGGAAGATCTTGCGGATTAAACTCAATTGAACCACCTTCATCTGATCCTTCAAATCTTCTATTATCTTCATCATCATCCATTGCACCACCCTCTTGAAGATAAACAGGTGTTCTCATTAATCCTCCACCAGCAACGGTAGATACAGCATATTGTGGTTTTCCTTGTAGCGGATTTGGTTGATTGCGAGAAGCTATGTATTTTTCAATAAATCCAACGCCTTTTACAAATTTTCTATCGTCTGCTTCTGGATCTAATTCTTTTTTATCAGCCTCAGTCATTTCTTTTTGCATTTCTTCTAATTCCATACCGCCTACATCATCTCCTGGATGACCGTCTTGACCTGGATCACCTTGCCCTGTACCTGGACCTCCTACACCTCCATGTGAACCTCCTCCTACTGCTGCATCTGCTCCTGCACCTTCTGGTCCTGACATTCCAGTTCCAGCAGTTTCATCTGCCTCTGCGTCTGCATCATCAGATGGTTCACCTTCTGTAAACACTGGTATACCTTCTGGACTTAATATCTGCTCACCATTTTCATCTAATCCTCTACCTGCATCCTGTAGAGCTTTTATTTCTTCTTCATTTAAGTAAGCC